ATACACCAGTAAACATTTATAAAGAAATGATGAAAGAGACAGATGCCGACTTAGTCTTGGGCGTTTGGGAATGCACAGATGAGTTAAAGGGTCGTGTTGGGCAGGTATTATTGTCTGGCAATAAAGTGATTCAGTCTGAAGATAAGGTAGAAAATTGTGATTACCTAGACATGTGGGGAACCATGATGTTTAGTAAAGACATGATTAAACACTTAGACACAACTCTAGACCACCCTGGAAAACAACTAAAAGAATGGTTATCCAACAGTGCTGACATCAGAGCAGTAAAGCCAGGTGGCAAATATATGGACATTGGAACACTAAAGGGATTGAAGCAACTATATAAAGAGATGGATCTATGAGTCTGGGAATTATTGCTAGGTCTGATAATACTGGACTAGGAAATCAAACAAGGGAACTTGTAGAAATGCTAAACCCAGAAAAGATTCTTCTTATTGACTCTACACCTTTTAATGAAAATAAACAACATCCAGAATGGTATGCTGGAAGAAATGTTATAAACAGTTTTGGATTCCCAGAAGACAGTCTTGTTGAAGAATTTTTAAATGGACTAGACGTTGTTTTAAGTTGTGAAGTATTTTATAGCGACACTCTAGTTTTAAAAGCCAAAGCACGTGGAATTACAACCATCTTACAATATAACTATGAGTTGTTTGAAAATCTTTCTGTTCCAAGGGCACCACTTGCAGATATTCTGCTTGCTCCAAGTTTGTGGAATATTGATCGTGTAAGGTCTATGTTTGGTAAAAGATGTAAGATTATACATTTACCACCACCAACCAATGATTTATTGTTTAGCAAAATAAAAGAAAATAATTTATCTAAAGATCACAACAGATTGCTGCACATAGGTGGCAGAAGAGCCGCACGTGATCGAAACGGTACAGAAACAATTATGGCTATGCTTAAATACTCAAAGGCTGACTACGAACTTGTTATTCAAAGCCAAACGCCAATAGATACAGTACCAACAGATTCAAGGCTTAAGATTGAAGTTGGCAATCCTGCTAATCGTGAAGATATGTATAATGGTTTTGATGGCATGGTATTGCCTCGTAAATATGCTGGACTTTGTCTTCCAATGAATGAAGCTCTTTTTAGTGCAATGCCAGTTTTTATGACTGATATATCACCAAACAATCAAATTCTTCCAAGTAAATGGCTTACAGCAACACATAGTGATGGATTTTTTATGGCTAAAACGAAGATAGCTTTATTGTCAGCAGATCCTAGAAATTTAGCTAAATTGATTGATGAATATATTAACTTAGATAGTAATCTAAAACATGAATTAAAAAACCAAGCATTTGAGATAGCTCAACAAAATTTTTCTGTAGAAAAATTAAAACCACAGTATTTAAATCTCATAGACGGACTTAGATCTAAACCTACTATCTAGGATCAATCTTTTTATTTCTTTAAACGAATCATCATTGCTAGATAGATAGTCATATCTTAGGTTGGTAATGTCATATGATTTTTGTTTGGAATTTAATCCATATACTTTAACATCATCCATTTCTATTCCACCCACATTATAAAAATTGCCATAAACCGATCTCCATAGCCCATCTAATAAAATAATTTTTGACAACTTTTTCTTTTCCATAATCATTGGAACATGAAGCTCATAATTTATAACTTTAGTTTTAAGTTTACGATAAATTAATGATTCTGTTTTTATTAGCATCTTACCGTAAGCACTTATATTAGGATCAACACCATTGTTTATTTTATAATTGTTTATTTTGTCTAATAAAAAACCACCATGGGTATTTGGAAGTGTGTCAATTTTGTTTATTATATAAAAGTCATCATTCATTAAGATAAATGATTCTGAAATTTCAGGGCTGTTACATATAGCTCTTAGATTATTTTTAGCATTGACATACTTTGATCTATTCTGACTAACAGGGATGTGGTTTCCAGTATACCAGCCTGGCTTTCCACCAACTACCCAGATTTTATCGTGTGGTAAGTTTTTAACAACAGATCTAATTGAGTATCTTAGCTCTTCGTTATCCCCTGGTTTACAAATATATACTACGTCCATACTACTTCCCATTATACAGGAAAGGCGGGCCATCTCTGACCCGCCCAATCCTTATAGAAGGTCTACTTGTTTGCAGACTTCTTTGCTACTGGCTTCTTTGCAGAAGCCTTCTTAGCAGCCTCTGAGAGCTTCTTAGAGGCTTCTTTAGCTACTACCTCAGCAACAAGTCCAAATGCTGGATCTTGCTTGTTAATGTAGCGCAAGACTGTTGGGATAGCTGCTGCCCATAGTCCATTAGCTACTGTTAGCCATTCACCAGTGCCAAAGTCTAGTGGCGATGCCAATCCAGTACTTGTCATGGTGGTTGTAATTAGTGCTAGCACAACACCAAGTAGGTTACGTGCATATGAATCTAGTGCTGCTTTGATATTCTTTGTATTCATTTTTTATTTCTCCTTGTTTTCCTCTGGCAAGATAGTTTTAAGTTCCTTATATGCAGAGTCTATTTCCTCTAATATAATTGTGTGTGGACTTGGAACTGCCTTACCATAAGTATTAAAATAGTTAAGCTGTGGCTCAACCTTGCTTGCAAAGTTACTAACTTTATCTTGAACCTCTACAATGTAGTTAAATGCATCATCTCTAGAAGTATTTAAGAACTTAATGTATGATTCATTAGCAATTTCTTCACGATTGGAAACTATGTTGCTAAGACTTTTATTTTTGTTTCTAGACAATACTAGCAGGGTACCCAATAAAATGCTCAAAAAAGAAAGCACTACAACCAATGTAATATATAAAAACTGATTATCAACAATCATTTATTCTCTCCTAATGCTTTTCTTACTACAAGAACAATTGCTCCATTGTCTTCTAGAGCCTTTTTTACTAAAAATACATACTGAATTGCTTCACGTTTTGCAAACTCATCAAGGTTAGCAAAAAGTTTTTCGTCAAGCCTTATTGTTATAAAGTTTTCATTTTCAAGAAGCTGTACCCCTGCAAAACCTTTAGGAGCTTCTATTGAATGAAAGGCTCTTTTCATTGCATCAGTGTACATTAGCATCCTCTTTCCAGTGTAGATAAGATTTAATATAAACCACGCCATATGCAATTGCAGAAACAATAAAACCATATTGCTCAGTAATGACTGCGTAAATAATCCAGATTGCCTCATTGAATAACAAAACAAACCAGCCCCAAAGAGTCTTCTTGCCTACAAAATAAATTCCAGCAACGCCAATAGCGGCAAGTATCCATGACCAATATTCCATAATTAGCTATCCGTTGTTAGTGCTTGCCAGGTTTTTGCCCAGCCCTCTTTGGCTTTATGTCTATTAAATTCCCTAGATATGTCTCCTTGTTCAAAATAAACTCCACCCCAAACTCCAGTTTCTTTTCCAGAAACCCCTGCAGCAAAACACATTTTTCTCACTGGACACTCCCTACAAACTTTATCTACTATAGGCCTTAGTTCAAGATCTTCTTCATAATTATCAAAGTAATCATTTGTTTCTTCTCCAAGACATGCAGCCTTGTCTTTCCATGATTGGTTTTGCATGTCTTACTCCACATATCTGCTTGGAACTTTCCATCCATAAGATTCAGCGTTAAAAATGTTTTTGATATACCAAACTCCATTAATTTTTACACCATTAGGCTTGTAAAGTGCCCCTGATGTTTTAATGAGTTCCACTACATTCCAACCATCCCATGATAATGATTTATTTTTTGAGACGATCTCTTCCATCTTCTCTAGTGAAGCTACTACCATTTTTACCTCTTTATTTTGAGTTTTATTATTTGACATTAGTATCTAAATATCCCTACTTCAATACCGCTAAGTTCTGCCTCAGCAACCAGCTTAGAGTTATACTCTCCTGGCTTGCTTAAAAAAACGAGATAGTTTATTTTGTCAATGTTTTGTTCAGCCCAAGAAATAGGAACCTTGTTATATCTAATTTTGATACCTCTAGCTTTTAGGCTACGTTCAGTAATGTTACAAAATTCTGTTACAAAGTTGTTGATATTTTTAGGCCCAACACTGTATACTAAAATTTCTTTATCTTCTTTAGGAAGAGAAGACATGCCAACTGACATAGACCTCATAAAGATATTGTAGTCATTAAAATTAGTTGTACCCTGTACTGCAATTATCAACTTAAAACCCACTCTTTAAACTATTGTAAATGTATAACAACTTGCTTACTTCTTCTTCAGATAAATTTTTCATCTCAGTTAATTTTTTATTACCTGGATCAAACTTTCCATCTATTACTTCTGCATAATAAATTTTATTTTTGTCTAGCCAGTATGCCTTTTTATCTGGCATCTCTATGTAGTCAAACGTCTTATCTTGTTCGTATATTATTGCTTGACTGTATCTGTGTCTTGAATCAAACATTAAGTCTGGCAAAAAGTTTTTAATTAATAAAAACATAGAGCTTTGACGAACAAGAGCCTTCTTATCCTTTTTAGGGTAGTTAGCTTTATTGTACTGTCTAATTATAGCAATTAAGGTTAGGGTTGTCAATACCCCAAATAAAAAAAGTTCCATTGTTTTTCCGACCTCTAAAGGGTTCGTAAAGTTTTTAGTTTGTGGGCAACGGTTGTGTCAGTAGCTTCTCCATCACGATATAGTCTGATGACTGCTACTGGGTCTTCTTCGCTAGCATTTAGGCTAACGTCTGTTCCTGGAACATTGTAAGTTCCACTGCGAATAATTCTTGTTACTTTTCCAGATGCTCTTCCTCCAGAAGAGTTCCAGGAGACCATTGATCCAACTGTAACAGATTTAAATATTTGTGTAAGCTGATCTACATTTGTATAGTCTTTTCCAAAATTAGAAAACAAGGCTTTGTCCATTTCACGGTTTGCAATTGCACGTGACCAAGAGAATCCTGCGTCTCCACCCCAGGCGTCCCACATAATACGACCGTTACTAGGATTGCTTGTATTGTAAAAGTCTTTTCCTTTTTTGTCTACTTCATGTCTGGCGAAGAAAGAATACATTCTTTTAACTACTGATAAAGACATTGATCTTCCAGCTACGATATCTGTTGCCCTACCCCAGCCAACTGGCGTTCCAGCTCCTGTAGCTTTTCCTTCTGCTTTCCATTTAAGTGCACGACGTGCTGCAGACTTCATTCCAGATGTTGGAGAATAGCTATCTGCTTTTGAAATCATTTCCATTTCATCCATGTCATGGTCTTCCATTTCAAAAACTGTTGCGTCTACATACATCATTCCAATGCTATAGGCGGTTGGCTCCCACGTGTCATCGTCTTCTTCATAAATTCTTACAGACATCGCTGGATTTTCTGGTGGCATAGACTCAAGAGCATACTCTGATCCAGGTGTTCCAAGTGTTCCACCCTCCCACATGATGTGTTCAACAACTCCATGAACAACACCCTCAGAAGTCTGACCCATTACGAAGTCACCTTCTTTGATCGCTGACTTTGTTGTCATTGAACTATTTCCAGCAATTACAGCACCAGTAGAGTCAGAAACATATACTGGCTTACGACGCTTTGCCTTAAGTTTGCGACCAACATTTTTAGACTTACCAGTTGGCCAGTCTCCTGGCTCTTTGATGCCACCGCTATTATTTTCTGTCATAATAATATTATATCATCTTTCTTCAAACAGTCGTTTTATTTCGTCCAAAGAACTTTGTTTTCTTTTAGATAAGCCTGAGATCTCTTCTTCATCAAAAGCCTTGTCTGTTAAAAACAGTATTGGGTTTCTAGACTTTGGATTATTCATCTCAAGAAAGCCTAGCTCTAGAAAAAAATCTACCTCATTTTTTACAAAATTTAATCTTTTATGCATAAATTCGGGGACAACATCGTTAATGTCATTTGTAAAGCTATAAACAAACTCACCACTTTTGGAATCAATTCCAGAAACTTCTACTACTCCACTAAGGACTAGCTCTTCAATAGATGGCTCTAGCATTACAATGTCTTTGCTCTAGCCTTAGCCAATACTTCAAAGTCTTTTACCTTGGTGTCTCCTAGGTACCCCCAGGCATAGCCCTTCTCAATCATTTCAGTATTGATTGAGTTGCCTTCGCCATCAAGGTATAGCCAACCAAGGATGCGACCATATTTTTCAGATGAATCCATCTTCTCAGTTTTAATAACAACAGTCTTTGCTGCCTTGATACGATCTGCCAAATACTTCTTAGACTCTAGGCCTAAAACTTTTTCTGCCTTATCCTTTGTACGACTTTCTGGGGTATCAATGCCAGCCAACCTAACACGTGAAGTAAAACTAATATCAAACCCTAAATCAATAACTACGTCAATAGTGTCTCCATCTACAACGTTAGTAACTTGTTTTACATAATATTCAAACATCTAGTCATCTCCCTTTAGCCTATTTTCAATAAGCTTTTCACGTTCGTCTACAACTTCTATTGCAAAACTCATCATGTTTTTATACCCCAAAGGATTACTCATAATTTCTTCATAGTGGTGTGCACAAAACAATAAGTCTCCGTCTACACCCTTGACATAAATATAGGCTTGTGCGTCGCAACCATGATCACAACGATCATTTGCATTAAGGACCCATTCTTTTTGTTTAGCTTCTACCATTACTTGTCCTTACTATAAAATCCACTGCCGTTAAACATAACGGCACCTAACGAGTATACACGAGTGAGGCTCAAATTGCAAGTCTTGCACTGATATCCAGGATCTTCATCATTGATACCACGAACAAATGTTTCTCTAACTTTGCAATCTGAACACTCATACTCGTATATAGGCATTTTTACAATCTACCCCAAGTAATAGGACCAACAATTCCATCTACTTTTATTCCCTGTGCTGCTTGAAAAGCCCTGACAGCTTTATCAGTAATTGGGCCAAACTGTCCATCAACTTTTAGACCACCAAGAGCAGTCTGCAAGTAACGAACGTTTGCACCTGTTGATCCTCGTTTTAAAGAGCTAGTCAATCTTGGTTTTGTTGGAATTGCTGCTGGAGCTGGAGCTGGGGTAGGGGCAGGTGCAACACCAGAAGCTCTTTTGTTGCACTGATCTACTATGTAGTCTAGCTGGGACATTATAAAAGGTCCAGGACAGGCAGTTGCCTTGTACTGTGAGTGCCAAGCTATAAAGAACTCTGATTGCTTAACTGAAGGTTCATTCTTAGCAAACCCTTTTCCAGCCCTAGGTGACTGACTGGCGTGATAAACAATTACGTCAATGAGTGCTTCTAGTGCAGCAGGGGAAACTGGCCAGTCCCCTCCAACAGATGAGTTGTCAACCTCAAATGTTACAGAGTTAGGGTCAGGGGTTCCACCTGTTGAGTATGGTCTGCGATCTGGATTAACAATTCCAGTCACAGCCCCACTGTTTGCGATGTGATAGGTTGGATGGGAGTTGCGAGTGTTTGCGTTCGCAACATACCCCAATCCGTTAGTTCCTGCAACGTGGTGAATCACTACACCATTTATTGGTTGTCCATTACGACTACCGCCAAATCCGTTGTCTTTAATGCCTGATACTTTTGGATACCATGTCATTTTTTTCTCCTTATTTTATTAGAGTTTGCTTTATTTTACTAAAGCCAACAGGTACCGTTCTCGGTTAGTTTAGTTTGGACCAAGTTAAAGGGCCGACAATGCCGTCAGCCTTTAGTCCCTTGGAAGCCTGAAAAGCAACAACAGCAGCGTGAGTCTTTGGACCAAATGGGCCAGGGGGATTTACGCCTAGTTTGCTTTGTAGATAAGCAAGGTCTGGACCTGCTGGAGAGCCTTTGAAAAGCTCTTTGCCAGGATAAGGCCTTGCTCCGCTAGCAGATGCAGCAGGTGCCTTTGCTGGAGCTGCAGGGGTGGCAGGTGCAGCACTTGTAGGTGCTCCACGGAAAGCTTCGTAGTCAATGTTTCCAGCACCCATTGTCGGCTTACCGCCAACTCGGAATGAGAAGTGAAGGTGTGCACCATATCCGTTTTCTTTGCCAAGACCTGAGCCACCAGTTAAGCCAATTACTTGACCCTGTTTTACTGCTTGTCCTGGCTGTACGTCAATACGTGAAAGGTGTAGGTAGTCTGCGGTGTGGCCTGATGGGAAGCTTAGGAAGACCATGCGTCCACCAGCACCAGCAAAGGTTGGAACAGTATTAATAACAGTTCCGTCAGCAACGGCTTTTGCTGGTGTTCCAGTAGCAACAGCGTAGTCAACTCCTGGGTTTACTGAAGGCTTTGCACGATTCTTGTGTCCGTTAAAGCTATCCGAAATTGATCCGCCATCTACTGGCCTAATCCAAGTTGTCATATTAAATCTCCTTATAGGGTTAAATGCTTTTCAGCATAACTCTATTATATCAGTTTTTAAGATGAGCCTTTTATCAACGTACTCAGGTTGTTTTTTTACTTGATATTAATTACTTTAGGCTTCTTCTCTTCTGGAATATTCCTAATTAGATTAATGTATAGAATGCCATTGTCAACTGTTGCTCCATCTACCTCAAAATATTCAGGTAGTGTAAAAGAACGAGTAAACTTACGAGCAGCAATACCTTTGTGCAGGTATTCCTTATCGTCAGAATCATCTTTTGTTGACTTGATAGTTAGGACATTCTTTTCAGTTGTAACACTGATCTCATCCCTTTTAAATCCAGCTACCGCAAATTCCATGACCAAAGTATCTTCGTCAATCTTTACAATATTGTATGGTGGATAGCTAGGTTTTGGTGCTGCCAGGGTATTCAAACCCATATTAAAAAACGGATCTTTTAAGAACTCCGTAGTAAATGTTGTTACCATGTTATTTCTCCTTTTCAGCGAGTTATCTTGTTCCTCCCCTTTACGGGGCAGGTATATAAATTATATCATAATCAGAGCCTCCAACAGGACTTGAACCCGTCACCTACGCATTACAAGTGCGTCGCTCTACCAGATGAGCTATAGAGGCATTATTAGTTAATCTTACCACGCTTACCACCAAAAATCAAGTTTGTAATGTGGTTTTTTATACTGACTTTTTCTCCAGATGCTTTTGTCCCATTTCTATAAAAGTTTTGAAACACTGGCTTTGTTATTGGCACCGAAATTGCTTTTATTCTTTTACGATGATAGTCTTCAAAGTCTGTTGACAGTTCTGTGTCTTCTTCTATTCTAGATTCTTTTAGTTTAAACTTTTCTACAGTTGCTCTTTCAATTGGAAAAAATACAAACAGGGGCTCACCCTTTTTAAAGCTATAGCTGCCTGGTTCTGTAAGAAGAAAGTTGTAGGTAAAAGTATAGGATAGCCAATCAGTTTCAACAATGGCATCTAACGGTTTAAGTCCCTGCTTTGTTTCATTAGGAACTCCACGAATGTAAGTTGAAAAACCTTCTGGAGTTCTTATAATAAAATCTAGATGTATAGTAAAAGTTCCACCACCAAAATAACTATGAAGGTGATCTTTAAAATATTCTTCTTCAGATGTTACCTGGAAGTCAACATCTTTTTCTTCTACCCCTCCATACCAGTCTAAAGTGAAGTCTGCTGGACACAAAACTGTATAGCCATACTGATTAGCAATATTTAATGGTATACACTTATAAGCAAATTTATCCCTTGAGTCATCCATCCAGTTTCTTTTTGCTGTTAATGGAACTACTGGAAACACTGGAGGGCCAGGCAACAACCTGTTAAGTATTATCTCTTGCTTACCCATAGAATACCTCTTTCCTTGCGACTCTGACCAGACTTGAACTGGCGACCCCTACCGTGACAGGGTAGTGCTCTAACCAACTGAGCTACAGAGCCTAAAGAGAGCATCCAGTGAAATGGTTCTTATGAGTCATGCTAGGATACTCTCAGAGTGACTAGCGAGAATTGAACTCGCACATTAACCTTGGCAAGGTTACACACTACCATTATGCGATAGTCACTGGTGTCCATTTTTATCTCTTCTACCCTTGAGAGTGGTATGGACCACACCATTAGCTGACCCACCTGGATTCGAACCAGGAACCTTAGAGTTAACAGCTCTCTGCTCTGCCGTTGAGCTATGGATCATTGTTACTATTTATTTATTAAACGACGCTTGATAGCATCAAAAATCTTTGGATGCTTTTTTGCAGCTTTTCCATTTGGGCGGTTGTCATTTCTGTTACCTTTTGTTTTTGCCATTTTAGTCTTTCTTTATTGTTAAGTCAAAACCACTATTGGTTGCTCTCCACACAGAAGGAGAATGATTTTCTTCTACTGCTTTCTTTGTTTCCAAGTCTTCGTAGAGTCTTATAATGTGTATGCAAGGATCTTCACCCTCACCAAATTGCTCATCTTCTTGTTCAGTTAATGGCAATCCGTCATGTGGATAACAAATTGCTGGACCACAAAACCCTAGAGAGAGTCCTTCTTGTAGCCATTCGTCAAATGTTTTTTTATTCATAGGTATATTGTACTCCTAAGTGGATAGAATGTCAACGGTGCCAGAGCAAGTTGGTGAAAATTTAATTGCAGTTTTTACTGCACCTTCTACCATTTTTTCTGGGGTCATCTTAGTAGAAACAGTTGCAGATAAATATCCCATAGCAAAGGATGAACCAGATCCAATAGATAAGAAGTTAGAAGAAAACTCATTCATAGACATGTCTGAAGAGGTATGCTCATACAGCTTGTCTTTAATTGAAATTAACATTTCTAGTTCTGCATCTTTTGATGTTTCAACCCACCATTCTTCATAAAAATCTTTAAGATATTTTAGAAATGTTGTGTGCATAAAAACATCTAGGTCTTCATCTGGATGTGGTTTTGGAGGATCAAAGCTATATTGTAATCTTTGACCTTCCATAGTTCCTCCATATCCTATTACATATGGACCAAATGCTTTAACTTTTGGCTTAGAAATATGCATGATGGTGTCATCAGTTGATGCCCCACGATCTCCAGCCATATATACTTTGCCATTGGCTTTAATGGCAGCTATACAGGTCATGACAAAATCCCCTCTAAAATGGTGTATCTTCATTATACACTACCCAGAGGGGACTGTCAACTATTGCTTACTTAGAGTTTTTGTCTACCTTAGCAAAGGCTTCATTAATCTCTGACATAGTAAGCTTTCCATCTTCTAGGAAAGATCTAGCTAGTTTTTCAATCACTGTGGCTACGCCTAGAATACCTGCCATAAAGACAGCATCCCATAGCTCAACACCAACGACTGCTCCAGCACCTAAGACCGTTAGTCCTGATGCTGCAAATACTGCTATAATTCTCCAAAAGATGTTTATGATGGTATCCAAACCACCCGTTACTGCTGGTTGCTTCATTTTACCTCCCATGATTATTTATCCTCCTTTTCATAACGAAAGATTGGAAATGTTACTATCCATACTAATAGGGTTATTAATATGAGGTTTCCTGTAAGTTCCTTAGCGGAACCTTCAAGGACAAGCCAAGCTACGACCATACCAAGCAATGTCCATGCTTGATCTATGACGTCCTTAGCTAATGCTGTTAAGAATTTCATGTTATGCTCCATTTCTTAAATTAACTGTTGTTGCTATACCGCTTATAGAAACTGCTGATAGTGCTGCTTGCACTGCAACAATTGCTGTAACTACTACTTTTTCTGAGTCTTCTCTAACTTCTGGACTCATGTCTGCCCCCGCATTTCCAAGAAAGTTAACAAGTTCTGTGGCTCCACCAAGAACGTCTCCAAGAAGCGGGATGGCTGCTAGGGCCTCATCTAATACGATGTCGTCTGCTTCAGCTGCTAGGAATAGAGCGTCAAGAGCTTGTTCGTATTCGTCAGATCCTGGTTCTGCTGTTTCAAACACTTCCAGGGCTGCTTCAACAAGTGCTTCTACCTGATCCTCAGAAAGATCCGTTGCTTCAATTTGATCTAGGTCTATGTTCAGAAGTTCTTCTGAAGAAATATCTACTGGTAATTCTTCCGCAGATGTGATAGACTCTTCTTCTGGTTCTATAATAGAAGGAGTTAATTCGGGTGAAGGTTCTACAGATTCTTCAGGTTCTTCAATTGGCGTTACTGCTTGCTCTGGTTCCTCTGGCTGTATTTCTGGCGGGACTACTGGCTCAGGCTCCAGGGAAGGTTCTGGTGTTGGGTCTACTGGGTTGGTTGGTGGCACGACAGGTTCAACAGGTTCGACTGGAGAGGGAGTTGGACTAGGCTCAGGCGTGGGCTCTGGAGACGGCTCTGGAGTTGGTGAGGGGCTTGGGGTAGGTTCTTCTGGGGAAGGCTCTGGTGTAGGCGTAGGACTAGGCGTGGGCTCTTCTGGAGTGGGTTCTGGGGTAGGCTCTATCGTAGGTTCTGGTGTTGGTGGCTCAGTTATTGTCTGAATCTCTAAAGGAAATACCTGACCACCCTGAGTATAACGAACACCATATCTAGCTCCTCCTGGTGCATTAGAGCTTACCTGATAGGTTGGAGTCCAAGTATAGTTTACTGGATCTACCTGTGCTAACATTCTAATATAGACTGGGTCTCCAGAAGACTGACCCCAAACCATTACTTTCCAGTCAACGCAAATAGAAGTTGCTGTTGATCCATACTTAACGTATAAATCTTTGCCAATACCCCATCCTGGATCCCACTGAGAGCTTGCGTCATTTGCAAAAGCGTGATAGTCCCATGAGCCAATTGATATGGATGGTGTTGCTGGATAATCCCAAAAAGTATAATCACCCTGACCAAAAGTTATAGTTCCTTTTGGACTTATGTAAACGTTACCATTATATACAGTGCCACCAAATTCTAGTGGGGTATTTAAATTCATCAAGAATGCTTGATCACCACCATTGACTTGATAGGTGTCGCACACTGCAGTTGTAGATGCTTTAGCAGTAGTTGGCCAAAGTAATGATAAAGAAAATATAGCTAAGACTATTGCTGAATATAAAAATTTTTTAATTGTGGGGTCTCCTTGTTAGTGGGGTTATCTCTAACAAGACTATTATACCATTTTATTTAATTAAAAAGACTCAACAACTTTTCTTCTGTTGCAGTTCCAGTGTGTCTAGAAACTTCTTTACCGTTAATTATTGCAATAAAAGTTGGAACACCTTTAACACCATACTCAACTGCTGGATCAAACTCATCACTCACGTCAATCTTGTCATAGTTTATATCTAAATTTTCTGAAACAAGTTTTGCAATCAGTGGTTCCATTTGTTTACACGGCTGACACCATGTTGCTGTAAAGTGTAATAGTTGTTTCATTACCTTGCTCTCTTGTCTGGAATTTTAATTTCACAGTAGTCTGTTGTACAGTATGATTCTCCAAGTGCTTCTAGATTATCTACACCGTCGTAAATTGCAGAGAAGTCAATCTTAGCAATACGACCAATGTAGTAGTCATACTCATCTTCTGTAATCTCTGTGTATGGTTGCTGTGGGTATACAGTGTTACCCATTGGCAAGAATGATACAGCCTTTAGCTTACCCTCGTACATATTAAGAACAGATGCTACGTGCTGCTTTTCTGTTTCCTTGTCAAAGGATAGAGTTACTGATACACCATTGTCTGACCAATACTCTTGAGCAGTTGCAGCAAGAGACATCTTCTCAAACAAAGATACCTGCTTCTCGCTACGCTTTTGTCCAGACTTAATTGGGAAGTATACAACTGTAGTATTTGCTGATACTAGGTCGTCTTCACACTTATACCCTGCAGCTTTAAAAAGGTGTAACATTGGGTCTGTGTTTCCAAAACGAATAGCACGTAGGTAGAAAGCACCGCCTGGACCCCAGTGAACTCCAGGTGTTGCACCTGATAGAAGTGATACTGACCCAGATGGTTTTACGGTAGTTACACGAATTGATTCACGAACACATAGCCATTCAGAATACTTCTTGTCATAGAAACGAATCTTGTTGTATCCTTCATCCATCCAGTTACGAACAGTTGGAAGACCATTCTCATCAGCAAAAGATGCAATGCCTGTCAGGGATGTTCCAATACGACGATTACGCTGCATGATTCCATTAGTCTGCTGCCAGTGTGTTGGCAACAAAGTAACAGTCTTACCATATAGATAGGCAAACTTCAGAGTCCGTAGGAAGTCCTCCTTGGACTCATGACGGTTTAGGTGTACCTCAACTAGGGTACAGAGCTCATAGGACTCCAGTGGCTGTTCTGCACACGGATTAAAGCCTACTACACGGTAGTCTGCACCATCTGGTTGGTCTGCCAAACGTCCATAGTTACGAGCAACATCTAACCAAATAAATCCTGGCTCTCCGTTATCTACAATACGATCTACATACTTTGAGTAATCCATACCAACAGTAGCAGAGATAGAGTTATTGCTCATCCATGCCCACCCTGGATTTTTTGGATCATAACTGTTGCGCTCTGGAAAAGCTTCTGCATTCTTTAGGTTTAAGAAATCATCATCGCCCTCCACACCCAAAGCTAGAGTAGCAGAACGACGCACGTTTCCTGATACAACACAGGTTCCAATTAGATTAATGATATCTACAATCGCACGAGAGTCTAAAGTTTCTCCAGCTCTTCCACCAATAACTTTACTAATCTGTTCATGCAAAGCAATTAGTGGTCCAGGTCCTGAAGCAGTTCCTCCAAAGCCTTTGATTGGTGCACCTAATGGTCTAATGAGCGAGTAGTCTAGCTCTTGAATATTTTGGTTTGGTCTCAAGAATGAGTTAAGAAGTAATCTTGTAGCTTCTACCCAACCTTCACGAGTGTCTGGAATCTCGTAGACTACCTTTGGCTCCGTTGGTGCGTGGATTGGAAAGGCCTTGTCTTGTCCAAGGGTATCAAAGCCAACACCAATACCAAGCATAAGAGCATCCATTACCCAAGCAAACAAAGCTCCTGGATCATTCTTGTCTAAGTCTTTTGTAGATACAACGGCACAGTTCTGTAGTGCTGCAGAGTTACGCTTTTCCATTGTTAGTGGTGTTCCAAATGTCCACATGCCACGTCCTGGTGGTGTCCACTTTAGGTTAAACATACGATCAAAAGCTTCTTGTGCAGACTTCTGGGCCTTGTAGTCATTCCATGGTAGGCGGTTATCTTTTGCATGATTCTTCTGGACAGAATACATACCCTCAATAACTCTCCGACAAACCTCATACCAGCGTTCTTTAGTTCCGTCTTCTTTGATGCGAGAATAGGTTCTTGCAAAAGTAATTTCTCCAATGGAGTTTTCTCCTGCGTCTTTAAAACCAAATGGTGCCTCTACAGTAGTGTATTTTTCAACAAAATCTACTGGAAGTCTGAAGGAGAAAAAATCTGACATAAGGATGGTGCCTTTCTTGATTGAGTTAGATGTATATTATAGCATAGTGTTTTAAAAAAAGCAAAACACTGCTTAAAGCTTTGGTTTAGAGTTTTATAAAAAACAAATCTGTTTATATTAAGTTAAAGCTATCTAAAAAGTCACGCACGTCTTCTGGCATTTCTTTTTTTCTGTTAGCCTCTAACAAATCTTGCTGTTCTCTGTTTGCTATCTTTGTAGCATCAGACCATGTGTGAACCTCTACCTCAAGATTCAAATCTCTTGGTGTGTGTGAAATAGCTCCAAAGATTGCACCACAAACAGCATCCGCTAAGTCCTTAGAACTTTTTCTAGGGTGATCAACTCTGTTATTCTTCATAATTTTAAGTTCTGTAAGTTCTTCAAATAACAAATCAATCATTGGCATAGCTAAACGATCTTCATAGATAAGCATAGCCATATCTTCATAATGCTTCTTTGCTACTGATACTGTTTCAGTTCTAATGCCCACAGACTTTAGCTCATTCTGAATATCAAAAGATTGCCAACGGTCAAAGCTAACCATTCCAAGATCAAACCCCTGTCTTCTAAGGTTTTGAATCCACTGCTTAACCTCTGAAAGGTTTCCAGGGCCTTCCTTCTTTGGCTCCCACCAAGCTACAGCATCTACAATTACTACTGGGACTACTTGCTCATAGTCTTTCATTACTTGAACAGATACCCACTTTTCTACGTGAGCAATTGCCACTGCACACTTGTCATGTTTTTGTGCAAGGTCAGCGTGAACGTAATACTTTTTGTTTGGATCTGGCTTAAAGGTTTCATCAAATCTTCTAAACTGATCTATTGGATTACGAATTGTCATTGCACCCTGAACTTTTTCACGTTGTTTAAAAAATGCGTCAGAGGAGAAGCTTGGGACACAAGCAAATCTTTGCATAGCATCTCCAAGATCAGTATAAAATGCTAGCTTAAAGTCATCAATTTTACGAGTAGGATTTACAACCCAGGTAGGACGTTTTAAGGCAAACATTCCTGGAAACTTATAGTTAAGGATTGTATCCTCTTCCCAATTAATTTCAAATGAATTACCCTCAGCTTCTTCTGGCAAGTCTGGATTCATAATAAATTTATGAGTCTTTGTTACTACATCTTTGTCTGCAATTACAGCATCGTATCTTTGTGATATAAAGTCTCCTGGGAAACGTGGAAAAGATAGTAGTGCAACTTTTCCTAGGTCTGGAAATCTTGAGTCAACAGATGCACGAAAAGCTTTATAAATATTATCTGCTGTCTTACCTTGGTCATTACCAGTACCAATCTCTTGTGCAAATCCTGATATCTCATCAAGTACCGCCAGAATTAGGTTAAGTCCTTCGTGAGACTCTCGTTCAGAATGTCCTGAGTAGACTGTGATTGAGTGGTCAAATTCAATGCTGTCTGCCTTTGCATAAAACTTTCCAGCAAACCAAGGAGATCTTTCTATCTTTGATTTAAATCCTTTGAAAAAAACGTTCTTAGCTTGCTGAGCGTTAATCGCCACGTTAATGATATCAATCGCATCGCCTCCTGGCTTTCCAAAGTATCTCGCTGGGTCCTTAAGACAAAGGAGTTTATATACGATGTAAGAACAGGCAACAGTAGAGGTAAAGTCTTTACCAGATCCTTTACCAAGCTGTAAAATAATTTCATTCTTTGTATACTTCTTGTAATATTTTTCACCCTCTATTGCTCCCATCAAATCAATTAGATCTTCTTTTTTATATATCTGGCTCATTGCTTCAACAATATCATACTGAACTTGAGATAGTGGTGGTTGTCCTAGGTAAGCTTCACCCTCAACAAATGTTTTTGCGTCTACTGGAATCTCAGCAAAGTTTTCATTCTTTAAAGCTTCAAAAAAATCATTAAACATTGTTGTGGACAACGGTAATTACCTCACCTTTTCTTGCTACCAGAGATAGTTTTGACATAATTTTGTCACGTATTTCTGGATGCTCAGAAGCCACGTCTCTAAGAATGCCAACTAGGATCTGTTGTTTTTCTTCAATATCAATCATTTCTTCTGCAAGTTCTTGGTTTTCTAATAGTCCAGCTTTTTGCAACATATCAATTCTTGTTTTTTCAATATCCATTACAAGCTTAATTGCACCATTCTTGGCACCCAGGTTTGCTGTTGTGGTAGCATCATCTATTACTTCATAGGCTTTGGCAATTAGTTTATTGTAATGAGTGTCTGCCCCAACTAACGCTTCTTTGGCACGTGCACGGATAGCAGCATTATCAGCTGCCATCTGTCGCCACTCTTCAATTAGAGCTACAACCTTTGTACGTGGCAGGTCAAGCTCTTTAGAGATCTTTGTAGGGTCATTGCCCTTTAGGTATTCTTCAACAACCTTGTTAACTTCATCTAGATGTTTAACTAAGTTTTCTTCTACTGACATTATTTCTTTGCTCTCTTTTTTGGCGTACGTTTAATTCTATCAGATTTAAAGCTTCTAAGTGAGCCAATTTGACCACGTACAATCTCAAAGCAATCAACCCATTGAGAGCCAGTCTTATTATTTGTGGTTAGTCCACATACTTTAAATCTAGATCCATACTCACCATTAACTTTTACAATATCTCCTGCACTAATGGTAAAACCATTAAGCTCAAAGCTTGGCTCTGTACTAAAGTCTGTTGGAGATACTAATGCTTCTCTCCTAGGCCTTACCACTACACAGATCTTTCTTTTGCAATCTTAAGTAGGATAAGGTATCCTAGTAGGTCGTCAATCTCGTTGTCCCCTGGCCAATCGTGACCATTCTGTATGCGTGAAAGCTTGTCATCAATGCGAACTAAAAGTTGTTCTACATTGTCTGTTTTTGAAAATATTCTTGAAGGATGTAATGCTGAATCTCCATAAGATCTATTTTTAAAAATTAATAAATCTGTGACCTCTTGACATACTCTTTTGATATCTTCTTCTGTTTTTACACTCATCTTTTACTCTTCCTTAGTCCAAACTTTGCTAGGTAAACGTAAATAGTTTCAACGCTAGCACCACATTCTTTTGCAATCTGCTCTGGTGTTTTTTTATCTACAACATATCTTTTGCGAAGCCAGACATCGCTAGTATATAGTTTAACACTCATTATTTATTTTGTCAACTTTCCCCAGTTATGAATAGCCCAGTGACCAATGCCAATTGCATCAGCTACGTCATTATCACTAACAACTATATCATAGTTAATATTAATAAAGTTAATAGTTTTTTGTTTTCTAGATTCACGATCAAAGTTTTTATACCAAGAGTCAGATTTTCCAGGGAATTCATTACGAACCAAAAGCTTGGCGTCTTTCGTAGTCTTTCCATTACCAATAAAGCTTTGCCAGCTAATTGGATTAACTGCTCCAGCAACTTTGATTCCTGCTATGCCTGCAGCCCCCAGAAGCGCTCCCTGTACCAATGCAAGATCTGCAGCAGTCTTTGGACTATTAATAAATACCGTATGCTCAATTACAATTGCATCAATGTCAAATTGCTTAAACAATGCTAATGTTTTACGTGCAGCATCTTTAACTTTTGAATATGTATTCATACCCTGAAAATTAATCTTTCCAAACTTGTCTAAAGAGTTTCCAGAAAAAATAGCAAAAGCTAGACTATTTGTACTAGCATCAATAGAGCAGATAGTATTTGGCTTATTGCTAGCTATTATCGTTTTGATAGTCATGCATAAATCCTTTCAGCTCTCTTATCTTTTTATTAACCTGTTTTTTATCTACATGACATGAGTTGCACAAAATATGATCATTGTAGATTGAAAGCTTTGTCCCACAGTTTGCAGCACAAAGTCTATTCTTTTGGCTATTCTTTTTTCTTTTATTTTCTTTATGTCTTTCAACAATCTTTTCTTTTGTTGCGCTTTCACGACAAACAGAAGAGCAGTATATTTGATATGGTACGTTTGGACTAAAGCGATTGCTGCACCAACTACATTGTTTCAACTAATGCCTCCAGAGATTTAATCTTCACAGACCCAACCCCTGCATCAGCACATACCTTTGAAATTGGACAAGTCTTACAGATCTTTGAATTAGCTCTGTAGTTTTTTGTTGGTAAGGTTTTGTCTACCCACGCCTTACGAACGTCTCTCATCCACTGGAATGCATTTTCTACCCATTGTCTATAATAATCATTTACTTCAACAGGAAGAATCAACAAGTCGTGATTGTTCTTGTTTTCATAAATAAGAACTGCTTTTGCTTTTTTAAGAATCTTCATGTAAATAAGAAGTTGAATGAGGTGACCAGTCTTGGGCTTACCTACTTTCTTACGATACTCAAAGCCTTCCATTGGCATAGTCTTAATTTCACCAAGAAGCTCTTCGCCTTCCCAGTTAAGAATGACGTCGCCAAATCCAAAGATAGGTGGGTCATTTGCTACAACCTTAAACTCTGAATCAACCAGAAGTCCTGGAACATTTCCCATGGCTTCTTGAATACGCTCGTGAGACTTTGTACCAGCAGTCATGTTGGCACCACCATAAGCATCTGCATTATCTTCAAACACTCCGCCCTCAAAAGCAAGGTACCAGTATCTTGGACACTCTCCATGAGAGAATGCGATAGTGCTAGGTGCAAAAGTTTTCTTTTGTGTAAACTTATCTATACGATTAACGGTATAGCCAGAATTAATCTTTTCAATTAGTGCTTGGTTATCTAGAAATGATTTTTTATCTGCAATCTTTTTAATCATTACTTCTTGTAAAAAATTTTTAGCCATTATTATTTTTCTTTTCTCTTAGAGTTCTATTATACACTAGCGAGTAATATACTTCAAGGCAGATACTAAACTATTTATAGCCTCTGCTGCGGTATAGTATAGGTTTTTCTTCCCACGGTCTGACTTGTCCACATTGGCCATCCAGGTGGCTCTGAAGGCCATTTTAGCGGCAATTGCCTGCAGTCTTACAATCTCAATCGTTACTACGTTAAGTGGGATATCTGGCTTAATAATAACCTTAGCAATAAAGGTAAGAGCCTGCGTTAGTTCTTCGTCGTTCATGTAGTCAGCAATTTCTGACAAACCATTAACCATGTCTATTGTTGTTTTATCTTGTTCCATTATTTTTCTCCTGTTAATTGTTCTAGTATTCCTAATTCTATTATAGCAAGTCTTGTCTTTGGCGTACCCTCGCCAATTACTACAATGATGGCTGGATCATTACCATTACGAATTGCATCAGTAGTTGCCTTAGCCCAAACATCTTTATTAAGAGTAAAGCTTTTCCCAACCTCTTTAAAGTCTACAGTAAAAGTCTCAAAGGTTGCATCCCCCTTGTGAGTTCCTCTTCCAGAATTTTTATGAAGCTTGGCTCCAATTCTTTTGCTTTCAGACTTTTCGCTCAAGATAATCCTTTTTTGTTTTCTTAGCAAGACTAACTCTTGATACATGTTTTTTTGAACATTGCCAAGTTAGATCTAGAGTATCTTTCCAAAGACGTAGAGTTGGCACTTCTTCTTTACATCTTTGACACAAGAACTTTCCAGGATGAGTATAGAACGTTTGGTTATTTTGCTGATTCAACGCCATTTACCTGATCTCTGATTGAACCTTGGAGCTCAAGGTCTTCACGCACACGACTTATAAAACCATCTCTACCCTGTACCTTAGAGCCGTCAGGAAGAATATACCAAGCACCAGTTCTTTCTACAATGCCCATAAGTTCTGCTGTATCAACCAAATCAGCAATGACATCAATACCAACCATGTTACCTCTAAAATAGAAATCATATTCGCCACTCTGAAAGCCAGGACTCGTTTTACTAAACTGCAATTCCCAACGAATTTTTCTACCAATCTTTTCCTCAATTAGCTTATCTCCAACAGGAATCTTACCCTTGATAGCCTGATTGTCAGACTCAGAGCTAAATAGTTTAATGACAGATGAAGAATAAAATTTAGTAGCCTGGCCACCACTTGGTTGCTGACTTGTATACATTGCACTAATATTATTACGACTCTGACTAATTAAGACAAGTAGCGTAGGCTTAACTTTATTATTTGCATAGTTGAGCATCTTCCACGCATTACTAAAGTCCCTTGACTCTGCTCCAATTTGTTTAGTATTTTCTAATTCTTTAAGCTCGTCAGTTCCTTTTTCAAAGTAAATGGCTGGTAGCAAAGATGTGATTGAGTCAATTACAATTATATCTACTCCAGCATTCATCAAGCCTGTGCCAACCTCAACCATTTCATTAATGGTTCTTGCTTGAGATACAATTAAGTTATCAGTATCTACCCCTAAACTTTTTGCCCAATCTTCTGAATAAGACATCTCGGCATCAATCCAAGCACAGAGCTTTCCTTCTTTTTGTGCAATACTAATCATTTGCAAACATAAGGATGACTTTGCACTTGACTTGCTTCCCCAAATAAGAACTTGTCTACCATAAGGCAGTCCACCACTAAGAGCACGGTTTAGTCCTGGGCTTGGTGTTTTTTGATATTCTGTTTTAAATCCTGCTCCATTAGAAAGTCTCTTACGTAGCTTTGGATCTAGTGATGCGAACGCTTCTTCAATAGTTGTCATTAAAACTTTACTCCATGTCTTTCTGGACGTGACTTATTAAAGTCAGTCTTATTATTTAGTGCTACTTGAAGCTCTCCATCAACATAACCGTGATTTCTTAGCCCCTGATACAAGTCAAGAGTTCTAATGATAATGTCTGCCATTTCATCAGCTACTTCTTGCTTGCCCTTGTCTTTACGAATAGCTTCCATAACCTCAACAGCTTCTGATACAATCATCATTAATTGTTTAGTGACAAAAATGTCATCAATCTTGTTAGGCCAAAATCCTTTTTCCACTGCTGTTTTGTGAATCTCTTTTGCCATACCATCTAGTGACAGATGAATCATTATTCTACATCCTCCATTATTACTGTTCCATCTTTTGTTTTTCCAAAAGAAAATTTATAAGAGTGTCCTTCTTCAATCTTCATGTATGCCCTAGCAAAAGATGTTGGGAATACTGTAACTGAGTGTAACTTACGATCAGTATCGGCTAATACTAAGGATGCCATCTTCTTTCCAGCCTTTGTAATTCTTGGCTTAAAAGAAACAACAAATAGTTCTTCGTCTTTATAAGGAAGCTGGCGGTAGTTAAGAATCTTTACAAGTCCAGATTCAGAACTCCTAGTCTCGTCAGCAGGGATGGCAGTAACAATACGATTATCGCTGCATAAAAGAACATAAGTTTTGCCAGACTCAATACTTGTTTGTTCATCATCAAAGATACCTACACTTCCAGTTTTATCTAGTATTTCAACACGTGACCAACCTTTGCCACGCTTAATTGTTTTGATCATTCCCATAAGAATAAATGCACCCTTTTCTTCAAAGTCACAGACCTCATCCATAAAGGCATAGTAGTGCTGTGGCACAGAAGTTTGAAACTCTGGAAGATTTAGATACTCATATAAGTTTTGACGGATCTCTTCGTCATTACGTGGGTTGTCAGTAAAGGTTGCTCCACCCACAGCCCTAAGAGCAGCAAGAGCACGACTGTTTACGCCACTACCTTTTGTAAAGGTAAACTCTTCTAGGTGCTTGTAGTCTCTGAATGGACGTGCATCCATGTACTTGTTAGCAATGTTATCACTAAT